ATTGATTATGATTATTTCAAGTTCAGAGGAAAGGTCAGAGCCAATCCTCAATCATTTGAAAACAGAAAGGACAAACACCATTTTGTCCGTCTTTCAAAAATTTATAAGGAAGAAGACCTCACTAAATTTTTTGTCTCTAATTTTGTTAAGTCAAGCGACCTTTGGATTGGTAATCTTACAAGTCCAGAGGGCAGAGAAAATTATATCTCATGGAAGTCAAAGATCCAAAGTCTTCCGTATGTTTTCGAGAATGAAGTCGATGAGATTCTTGATGATTATGATGATTTTAATACACTTTTTGATTGTGTGGATGGTCAACATCCACCTGTGCTTCGCTCGGTATTTGGCGGAGATTTATCAATTGAGTCCTTCATTATTATGGACTCGATTCTTAGGTTTACTTCGATTTTCAATGAGAAAATAGAAGAATCGGTCATGTGGCCGAACCTATATAGTATGTGTTTAAAGTATGCGCCATTCTTGGTTGTGAATAAGCAGAAATATGTAGACATACTGAAAAAACAAGTAGATTTACATTATGAATAATGTGGATAATCAGAAACACGTAGTAATAAGGAGATCAAATGTCATTTGCTACACTCAAAAAGAACAGTAAGAACAGCCTTCAGAAACTTCAGTCAGAAGTGGAGAAGATCAACAATCCCCAAAACACAAAGAACTTCGGTGACGATGAAAGGTTCTGGCGAGCAGAACTTGACAAGTCTGGAAATGGATATGCGGTCATTCGTTTTCTGCCGGACCAACACAACGATGATATGGCGTTTGTTCGTGTTTTCAATCATGGGTTTCAGGGCCCAGGTGGTTGGTATATCGAAAACTCCCTGACAACTCTTGGACAGAAAGACCCATTGGGTGAATACAATTCTGTCCTTTGGAACTCTGGTGTGGAGGCGAACAAGGAGATTGCTCGCAAACAGAAACGGAGATTAACTTACTTCTCAAACATCTATGTTGTTGAGGATAAGGCAAATCCTCAGAATGAAGGCAAGACCTTCTTGTTTCGTTATGGAAAGAAGATTTTTGATAAAATCAGTTCCATGGCAAATCCTGAGTTTGAAGACGAGTCACCAGTAGATATCTTCAATCTCTGGGAAGGAGCGAATTTCAAATTGAAGATTCGTAAGGTTGATGGATTCTCTAACTATGATAAGTCAGAGTTTATCACTCCAGCTCCTCTTTTTGATGATGATTCAAAGTTGGAGAAGGTTTATACTCAAACTCATTCTCTTCAGGAGTTTCTGGACCCAAAGAATTTCAAGTCCTATGATGAGTTAAAATCTCGTCTGGATAGAGTTCTTGGTAATACTCCATCTCCTGCGATGTCGGCACCAACTTCCGTGGATTCTTCGGAAGTTCCGTTTAACGGCGGTGAACCATTGGAATCACCTTCTTCTTATCGTGAGGAAGAGGTATCTGGTGATGAAAACCTTGATTATTTCAAGAAACTCGCTGAAGCATAATCATCTCATATTAACTTTGTCTCTCCCCTCACCAACTAAGGCCGGACCTCTGGTTTGGGGAGCAGCAACATTTGTCTGATTGATAATGGTAGGTTGTTGACTGTTATCAATCACAATTGGTTCTGCATTTTTACCTGTCATTCCGTTCATCATTCTATCCATTTGCAATTGATTTATCATTGTGCCAGATGTTGGTAAGTAAGTAGATAAAATTTGAGCTGCATTTGCCATCATATTTGCAGCATCATTGTCCATTAACAATTCGCCCTGATGAATTTTTGCTAATCCACCTTTTAAAACCAATCCACCAGTATATCCTTTACTTTCTTTATCTTTAATATCTGCTCTCACTTCTATTTCAACTTGTTTTTCTTTCTTTTTGAGAATTTCGTCTGTAGAATCTATTTCTGCTTGTTTTTTCTGTATTTCTGCATGTCTTGCGTTGATTTGTGCTATTTTCTCAAATCCTGCTGAAAATACAATCATTGCATCTTCTTTGTTTTTAACATCCCCCTCATCAATATTTTCTTGTCTGTGCATTTGGTCTATCATTTCTTGGGTCAATTGCGCTTCACCAGATGCAATTTGTTCAGCAGTAATTTTTCCATCACTCATATCTGAAACAATTTTCATCATTCCTTCAAAATTTTTCATAGAAAATGTTTCACCACCCCATCCCGCTGTATCGGCAGAGATTATTTGATTTTTTTCCATCTCTATTAATAATTTTGTTTCTTTAATCTCTTTCTTTAATTTTTCATTTCTATCTGCCTGGGCAATCGCTTCCTTGCCCATTTTTTCTTCTACTTTTTCTCTGACAATAATATCTTCTGAACGTTGAATTTTATCTTTAGTTCGTTCTATAGATTTTTTGTTTATTTCTATTTCTCCTCTTTCTTCATCAAGGGCTAGTTGTAAATTTTTAACTCTTTCTTCATCTCTATCTTTACCAAGAGCAAGTTCTGCTTTGAGTTGTTTTTCTGTTTCATCTGCACTTTTTGTAAGTATCTTATTTCTATCTTCCAAATTCTTTATATTATCTTCTCTTTCTTTTTGTGCTTCTTTAGCAGCATCTTCCATAGTTCCAAATACACCTTCAACCGCTTTGAATGCGGCCTGACCACCAAGAGAATCACCAAATAGATTTTTTAATAGTTTTAGAATAGATTCTTTACTAAACATTCCTTCCAAAAAATCACCAATGGTTCTTGCCATACTATCAAAACCATTTGTGATACTTGCTCTAAGTTTTGCAAGAGTAACAGTTGGGTCAATAATCAAATCTGCAATAAAATTACCAACGGAGAGAATACCTTCAATAAATTTTCCAAGTGCATTACCTAAGATGTTGAAAACACCCATTAAGGTCTTTTTGTTTTCTTGAGTAACATCTCCGGCTGATGCTCCTATAGACGTAAATATTTCTCCAAGTTTATCGGTAACTTTACCAATTTTATCTTTAAGAGTTTTAAATTTATCGGAAATTCCACTAAAGGTATCTGCAAATCCTTCTCCAAAACTTACTACAAGGTCTTTAATGAATAGAACTATTGATTTGACAATTCCTGCTGCCGTATTAATAAATTCATTATCAGTTACATCTGTTTTGCCAACAGTAAGTCCAAGTAATGCAGTTGCCAAATCAGTAAAAAATGTTGCAATGGATGCAACAATTCCACCTACTGTTTCTGCAACAGCGACTGTTTTACTTTTGATTCCTAAATCAAGATCTGTGTTAGAAAATGCATTCACTACTCCTTGAAATGCAACCTTGAAATTATCCCATGATTTCTTGAAGGGTTCCATTTTTTCAGTAAACCCTGCACCAAAAGCATCTGCAATTTCTTTTGCAAAATCTACTACACCAATTATGGTATCACGAACACCTTCAAACGTAGCCTTTTCAAAATTCTTTTTATCATCTTCTGAAATTTTCCATGTCTCAGGAACAAACTTATTCCAAATGTCTATTGCACCACCAACCACTCTTGATATTGCTCCTGCAACTCCTTCTGCAATACCATTTTTAAGTTTATCAAATTCTTCATCAGTCATTAAATAAGCCGCGGCTCCAACTCCAGCAAAAAGTGCAGCTATACCACCAAGTGTAATCAATAAACTACTGATAGAACCCAATGCGATGCCCAAGATTCCTTTTGCACCACCTATCAACCATGCTATGGGTTTTAATAAAAATCCACCTACCGTCTTAAATAATTTTCCAATTGAACCTAAAAACCCAAAAAGGCCTTTGAGTGGTTTTGCAAGTCCTTTTCCAATTTTACCAATACCAGACATCAGACCACCAAAAAGACCGCCTTTCTTTTTTGTTTCTCCTTCTGCACCACCACTTCCAGTTCCTTCAAGAGCATCAATCAATTCTTTGTGTTGTCTGTCATCTTCGTTTTCTTCTTCTTCTTTTTCTTCTCTTGATGGTAATTTAGAAACAAGAGTTTCTTTAATTGTAGTAAATATGCTATTACTTTCTTCGGTTTGTTTTTTTGAAATTTCAGTTTGTTCTTCTATTTCTTTTGCAAGGTTTCGGTCATATTGCTGAGTCTCATCCATAACAAAAAATGTATTTTTTTCGATATCATTAAGTATTGCAGAAAGTCCATTTACAGCCTCAACAACAGATTGAAACCCATCTCTCAAATCATCTCTCAAATTTGCAAGTTCTAAAGAAGATTCTATTGATTGGACATCACTTATTCCTTGTGCTTCTTCTTTTGTTGGAAGAAATGATAGTTGTTCAACAATAGCATCTTTCATCTCACCAAATGTATTGGTTTGTTCAATCTTTTCTTTAGATTGTTCACTAATACTATCCTCACCAAATGTACTAGTTTGTTCAACAATAGCATCTTTCATCTCACCAAATGTATTGGTTTGTTCAATCTTTTCTTTAGATAGATCACTAATAACATTATTCATCTCACCAAATGTACTA